AGCGGTATTTGCCGGGAATCCCCAGTTCAGACGGATGCCCCAGTTAATCCCGGTCGCAGCAAATCCAACTGGCTTCGGCGGATTCCCCACTTTGCCGGTTAGCGTGGCCTCTTCCGAATATCCCCATCCGGAGGATATTTCCGCCGCGTTGATTGCGCGAACGCGCACCAGATAACGCCCGGAGTAAATGGATTCCACTTCAAAGCTCGTCGTTGAGCTCCGTGGTACATTCACCCAGTTTCCATCATCGCGGCGCCACTGTGCTTCATATGCGATAGCGTTATCCACAACGGACCAGGTCGCGCGCAACGTTTCCACGCTGATGCCCTGCTGCACAGCTGAATAACTCTCGATGACAATATCCGCCGGCGCTGACTGATTGCCCGGCGGGATCACGCTGACAGGTCGCTGGTCAATGATGGCGCCCGTATCGATCCGGGCATACTTATCCGGGTCATGTGCCGCACCGGAGATCGTAAACGTGCCGTCGTTATTATCGGCAACACTAACAACCCGGTATTGCTGGGCGTAGAGTTCATCCGATTCGACAACCCACACGCATTCCACCTCCGGCGTTTCACTGAATGTCGTTGTAACAGTAATCTTGTTACCGGTTATCGCCTGAATCGTTCGGCTCTGCGCCGCACCAGATGGCAGGTTGAGGATCAGACGGTTGCCAGCAACGGCATCAGCCACCCGATCCAGTTCGATAACCCGGCCATTCACCGCACGAATACGACCGCCCGTAACCTTGCCTGAAAGCAGCTCATCAGCGACAGCGATGATATAACCTGGCTGCGGAATATTACCGTCCAGCCCAACGGAGAAGGTAACTACCCGGTCTTTGTTGTTGGTGAGGATGCCCCAGCGCCCTTTGCGGTTCGCTTCTGATTGCCGTGTGCAGCCAATCGCGGTCATTTCCAACTGATTAAAGCCGTAGCGCGCAACAAGCTGCTGCTCGAATACCGGTTCCATGGCGTCGGCGTAGGCGTTGTCAGGATCGGACCAGGAAACCAGCGCGGTGGTGTAACGGGTTTTGGTGGTGCTGCTGGCGTATGTAAACAGGCCATCGACTACGTTTGCGCGAGTGTAGGAAAAATCGATATCCCGCGGCATATCGGCCAGCGCAACAATCTGATCACCGCCCCAGTAAGTCATTCCCCGGAAAATAGCGGCAAAATCACGCATTACGGTGTAAGCGTCATTCCGGTCCTGCACGTAGACATTGCAGGTATAACGCGGTTCTGTGCCGTCGCCGCCCTTCCCATCCGGCACCATCTGATCGCAATACTGCGCGACTTCATAGAGTGACCATTTGTCTATATTGGCAGACGTCAGGCGATTGCCGAGCCCAAAGCGGTCGTTCAGAACCAGATCGTAAAACACCCACGCAGGGTTATCTGTCCAGGCCCATTTAAACGCACCGGTCCAGGTACCGAGATAACTTCTTGTTTCCGGGTCGTAGTTATCCGGCACGCGGATCACCCGCATTTTCGGCTCGCAGGAAATCTGCGGAATGGAGCCATTAAACTGGCTCGAATCAAATTCAATGTAGAGCAACGCGGTGTTCGGATAACGCAGCTTGGCGTCGATCACTTCCGTGTAGCTCTGAAGCGTCATTGTGTCGCCTACTTTGGCGCTGTTCGCATCCCCTGTGGTTTTACGCAGGCGTAGAGTCCATGTGCTGCCAGAATGGGGTAAATCGATGCGATGGCTACGCTCATAGCCCGTTGTGGTTTTACCTGATACGCGCGTGCTTAGCACCGTTTTCCATGTGCCACCGTCGGTCTGCAGGTCGATAGCGTAATTGATGGTGTATCCCACCAGGTCACCGTTGTCCTGCTGCTTGTAAATCGAAGGCCATTTAATTCGCAGGCGTACAGCAGAGAGCAGCGTATTTGTGAAAGTACGGGTCCAGGCGGTGGCGCTGGATATCTCAACCCCCATACTGATTTCGTTCTCTGATCCAGGAATCCCCTGGATGTATTGTTGAGCCTGAGTCCCTGGGCGAAATTCCCAGACTACCCCACCAAAGTTTTTCGAGCCGTCGGCGTTCTCCAGCGGCGTGCCGTCGAGGTAGATATCTTTGCCGGTCAATCCGCCAGCAAATTCACCTTCACCGAGCGCCACCAGCAATTTTGCCTTTGCGACAGACTGGAGATCATCCGGTTGCTCCGTCGGCGTCCGGCTTTTAGAACCGCCACCTTTCCGCCCTGTGATTTTTTTCGGCGCCATATTTTACCCATAAAAAAACCACCCGAAGGTGGTTGTTAGAAATGATATTTGCTATTGCTTGTCTTCGACGTAAATACCCGCCGATACAATTGCGCCACCGATCCGGCGTCGTCCATAGCCAAAAGGAACAGGGTTACCCTGAGCAGCGGTGTTTGTCACACCACCAAAGGCGTAGGAAGCCTGGTTATCGGCATCCTGCTTGCTGGCGAGCCCGGCTGGTTGTGGGGAAAGCATCTGCACAATACCGCCCAGCATCATCGCTGCACCAATTTTCATTGCAGCTGGCCCCCATGCAGCCCCACCCCATGCCTGACCTATGGTTGCCCCCAATGCTCCGACAACAACAAGAACGGCTCCCAGAATTGTTTGCAGTAAACCTGCTTTTTTACTCCCAATCACCACGGGAACAATGCGAATCACCTCTCCCATAACTGGAAAGCCTAAATCATCCATCCCGAGGTTTTTTTTACCTTTAAATACAGCATACGTTAGCCCGCGCATTTTGCTGGTATTAAGGTATTTTTCAAAACCGGGGATAGTCTTTGATAAGGCATTTATTGATTCGGCTGTAGTTGTTATTAGCCGGTTATGTACTTTCCCAAATGATTTGCCTAGCTTTCCACCCAACTCAATTCTTGTCATGACTTCTTGCATATAAGCCCCAATAAAAAAAGCCACATAAAGTGGCTTTAGCGATTAGACAAATCTTAGAGGCAAGAGCGAGCAGCTTTACTCCATGGATCCCCAATGCCCCTACTGGCTGCATACACTTTTACATCAGAGCCGCCTTTATCGTCCCCTTGTATAACCGCCATAGATAAAACTCCGAATAAATCATCGGCAGCCGATATTCTATATCCGGTTTCCGTTTCAATGCTCGTTGCTTGCGGGTGTAAGTCCTGCCATTTTGGTGACAAGCATTTATTATATTGCGCTGTGCTCTTTGACGAATGACCAGTATAAATCGGTTCCCCTTCCTGCAAAGAAGAAGCGCTACACCCGAACAACCCCAACAAAGAAACAAATAATATGGCCTTTTTCATATCCCTATCCCCTTTCGATAATGCAAAAGGTTAGCACAGAGATTTATGCCGTAGTACCTTCATTGTCCGTTCCTGCCAGTAGCCGCCATACGGAACGCGCTGGCTCAAATGTCCATACAGATGATGCAATAGCATATTGTTTTCCAGCAGGATCCCAGCATGGTTCCACTTATTGGCCTGTACCTGCATGATAACCATGTCGCCAGCGCGCGGCGGCCCAGTAAACTCCCGGAAGCCACACTCATACCAGCAATCACGGTAAAAGTTCTCCGGGTACTGGTCCTCCCACCAGGGATAATCCACACGGTAATCCGTCAGTTCAATGCCATGCGTCTGTCGGAAATAGCTCATCACCAGCCCCCAGCAATCGAAATGCCCGAGTACGAATGGACGTTCCAGCAGCTGTAACTCGCCGCGCGGTTGGATAGTACGGATATCCCCTTCCGGCCAGCTTGCGATATGCCAGTGCAGCAGCGTCGCGTCACACTGTGCCTTATCCAGTTCACTCGGCTGCGTTGTGGCGTCCGGGTGACTGTGTACGATGGCAATCACCGTACCCCAGTCTTCAGCAGCGGCATAATCCTCTGATGAAAGATGGAAATGTTCAGTCGGGTCCGTTGCCAGATTGCGGCAAGGAATGTAACGCTGCACCCGGCTTTTCTGCACCACCACACCACAGCATTCCCGCGGATATTCAGCAGCAGCATGCGCCATGATGGCATTGATAATCTTCTGTCGCATATCAGCTCCTGAGAAGTGAGGTGCCCGGAAAACCGCCAAACGGCAGCTCATTTCCATCGCCGAAGCGGAGTTTGCACGCCGTCAGCGTGCCGGGGCATTCATCCAGCGAGGGATCGTCAACCGGATTATTGTGCTTATCGAAATAGCGATTCCCGGCATAGTCGCAACCATCACCGGAGCGGTACTTGTTGCGGATGCACCAGGTACAAAGTGAATGCAGCTGGCGCGTCGGTATCATCAGCCCCTGCAGATCCATCGGACTGGTGAGCTTAAATGCCACTACCTCATTCGTTTCACTATCTTTGGCATCGATATAAAACACCTTCAGCTTTTCCTGCTGCGGATCCGCCGTCGGGTTTCCCTCTGGATAGTTTTCCGCATCCAGATACTGCGCCAGCGTGTCGTGGATGGTGACTTTCGCCTGTAGCAAGTCATCGTAAGCAAGACACAGCGCGGTAATGGAACTATCAATGTTAGCGACCGACAGCGTCGGCTGTGCGCTGGTTCCGTCGGTAGCCGTCTCTATCCCTTCTATTTCACACGGCCAGGCTTTATATTCCAGCCCCTGCCACCAGATAGATTTTGCGGGCAGCTTGTCCTCATCCCCACCGGCAGCCGTGATTTCCTCGGGCGTGTGCGCAATATTATGCGCATGAAAGCGAAGTACATCGCTGACACCAAACACGGTGCCATCGATATCAAAAAGCCGGATCACATTACCCGGCTCAAGCTTCTGATAATCACTGTTTAAACTCATGGTGCAAACGCCTGTTCAAATGTTGCTGAAATGGTTGCCTGAGTCTTGCCGTTAGGCAGGAGCTTTATAGAGTCAGCAGCCACACGATAAAGCCCCTTTTCGCCATGCGGGGGGGTGAAGATAAATGATCGGGTACAATGCTCGCGGCAAAAATCCCTGATAGCGAGGGCCGTTGTTAACGGGCCACGGTACGAATATGAAAATTTGATGCTTTCCGAATTAATACCGTTTTCCGAAACTTGCTGGTACCCGTCACCGAACTGGACTTTTCTGACAATACGGGTGTATTCGGCTGCAGGCTGTCCTGACACCTGGATGGGCCATATAAAAGTTTTGATTGCCATAGTATTCCTGAATTGGTGGGTTAGCGCGTTTTCATCGCATTAAAAAGCTGGCCACCAGGTCTGATGGCTTTGGCGATATTGTTCTGACAGAACTGATCGAGCATCTTCATCATTGCTTTGCTCATACCATCATTGCTGCCGGAGGATTTTGCAGAGGTGGTACCATCACTTTGCACAATGATGGTGTTGTTAAAGACAGGATTACCGGCACCAGCATTCCCGGCCACCACCCCCAGCTTGCCGTTTGCACCACGTCGTAAAGGTAAAATAGCTTCCGGCCCAGCCTCGCCCATCACACCGCCGCCCTTCGCAAAGGCAAAGAAAGTTGGCCGGTCAACAACGCTGCCACTGTAGGCGCTAAGAGATGCTGAGTTATAGACGCCACCGTCCGCGTTTGCGGTCAGTCCAAAAGCATCAGTCACACTGTTTACACCGTTAACCAGTGCCATTTTGATCAGAATTTCAGAGAGCATACTCAGAATGGAAACCGTGAACTCCTTGAAACTGCCTTTACTCGTAGTAAGGAACGTAGTCAACTGAGAGGTGAGGCCATTCAGTGCCGCTGTTCCTGCGCTCTTCATCTGCTCGTAGGTATTGGTGGAGGCGTCAGCGTACTCAGCCCAGCTTTTCTGCACACCAGACGACCAGTCCCCTCTTAATTTATCTTCCTCCGCGTAGTAGTCCTGAGCGGCTTTCAGTTGCTGCTGATAACCTGCGTCCTCCAGACTGCCACCGGCATTTTTCCACCCGCTACGCAACTGGGCAAACGTCGATTCGCGACCAGCCATGCGGTCGCTCATCGTCGCGCTACCGGTCAGGGCTGATTGCTTCTCGGCCATCTGGGTAGCATATTTCGCTGCGGCGTCCATGCGCTTATTAAGCTGCTCCTGGGCAACAATCTGGTCGCCAAGCAACGCTTTCTGCTGCGCCAGTTCAAGTACCTGGCCTTTACTCGATAGCAGGGATTTTTCCTGCAGAGATAACTGGCGAGTCCTGGACGCGGCCTCCAGTACCGAGAACTGAGCCTCTGCGGACCAGAGTTCCTTACGCTGCTGGCTAATGGTATCGGTAATGCTTTTATGTTGCTGAAGCACACTCAACTGGGACTGAAGGGCCAGTAAATCCCTCTGGCCGGAGTCCTCAGCCTTATCGCCGGCGGGAGTGGTGTAACCTTTCGCTTTCGGTGTTTTGGGGTCTTTAAATTGCTTCTCGATCCCGGCGCGCGCTTTTGCAATGTCCTCCGGACTCCACAGCTTAACCCGTTCACTCTCAGGAAGGGTTTGCGTCGCTTTCGCCGCCTTCGCATTATCAGCGATGGCTTTGTTTAGATCCCTTTGTGCCAGCGCTCGCTTTTCCGCCTGAGTCGTACCAGCATCAAGATATTTATTGAACGCGATCTGCGCTTCAATACCGTCTTTATTGATCTGGTTGAACTCGGCTTTTTTCTGGTTGTATCCTTCCTGAGACGCAACAACAAACTCAAGGTTTTTAATGTTCGCCTCGAGCTGGGCTTTATCCACGCCCATCGCATTATTTTTGAAACGCCCCCAAATCCCCTGCTTACTGTTCTCCTGAATTTCTGCCAGAGTGTCTTTCATCGTCTGGAGCTTAGTCGCGTCACCGCCGCTACCCCGTCCGATGTTCAGCAGTTCATCCCACATCCCTTTGAAAGCATTGCGGGTGGCTAAAGCGGCCCTTTCTACCAGTCCAAGGTTATCAAGCAGTTGCTGGCTGCGCTGCTGCTCAGAACGACTATAAGCATCCGCCGCAACCTGCCCGGCGGTTTCCTTATCACCACGCCGCTCGAGTGACGAAATGTACTCGAACTGTGCCGCCGTCAGGTAGTTCAGCTGTGCATTAAGCTCCGCAGAGCCTCTGGTCGGAGAATCATAAAGTTTCTGGAAATTCTTGATCGTTTCATCAACGGATTTCCCGGTTGCTTCCTGCATCGCTACAGCAGCGCGCGTAATGCTCTCAATCTGGGAGCCTTTGAAGCTACCGCTGCCGACAACCTGCGCCAGAGCAGCAGCGCTGGTTGCCTGGGAGCCATGATTTCCCGCAATGGATTTTGCCAGCTCAGCCAGCTGCCCCGCCGTCTTACCCGCAGAGTTCCCGGTCAGGATCAGCTGCTTATTAAATTCAACGGATTCCTGACTTCCTTCATACCAGGCTTTACTCAGCCCGTAGATTGAAGCCGCAATGCCGCCCACAGCGCCAGCAATCCCCAGCCCGCGCAATGTCATCAACTGCTCTATCCAGCCAGCCCGGTTCGCAAGCGTGATCCCGGAGCCCTGAAGCGCGCCAAAGTTCCCTCTTGCCAGCTCACCGACGAGTACACCGAGCTCACGCCGCGCCGCGGCACTCTGAATGCCCAGTCCACGCGTAGCCGTTTTCGCGGTATCCAGTTTCCGGATATAGATGTCTGCAGCATCACTCACACCAAGCTGTGCCGCTTTAAAGCGCAACATTTCGGTATTAGAGAGATTCTGCGCCGCGACCTGAGATTTCAGACTCTGGATAAAACGAGTACGCGCGGCGCTGGCCTTTTCTTCTTCCTGGCTAAGCTCCTTCTGGCGCTCTGCTGTGCGAGAGAGCAGGACAAGATAGTCCTGCTGAGAAATCATTCCCTGAGAACGAGCATTACGGAATTGCGCCTGGGCGGTGGCCAGAGAGTTTGTTTCCCCGGTAAGACGCTTCGCACCATCAATTTGCCGAAAAAAGACTTCGGTCAGTTCATCCTGTTGCTTCCCCGTTGCTGCAGCACTGTTGCTGTTCTCCTGCAATTTTCGATTAAAAGCAGCAACACGCTGGTGCGTTTCCTCCACCGCTGCGGCAGTTTTTTTCCAGTCATTTGCCATTGCATCAGCAGCGGCTGACTGCTTCTCCTGCATGTCATTCGCCGCTCGGGCTCCAGCATCGCCCATCTGCTTAAATGCCGTGGCCTGCCGCTCGGTAGCCTGCGCAATCCGTGACTGCGATTTCTCGGACTCATCGGCCATGCCGGTGAGCTGCCCTTTAATCCGGGCAACCTGTTCAGCAAATGTGGCGCTATCCACGTCGAGATTAATAACTAAATCGCTAATCTGCTGGGCCATATCTCACTCCCCCAAATATCCCCTCTCCCGCCAGCATCAGATCATCATCCGTTTTTTCTGGCTCATCATCCGGTTTAGAAAGGAGGCTGAAATCAGCATCATTTATGTCACTATTGCCCGTGAGCATCGTTACAATCAGCCCTTTAGTCGTCGCAAACTCGGCATCCAGCAACTCTTCACTGAATGGCGTTGCGGCAAAATGATTGACCCAGCCAGAATATTCCGTCGCACTCATTTCGCTTAACATGCGCCGCCAGTCCGGGCGCCGGAACTCGCGCGCCAGCCGATGTACAAAGCAGCGCTCACGGGCGGCTATTTTGCCAGAGGTGCCAGCTCGTCCTTGACGCTGTTCTCATCCTCTGCTCCGGTATTATTGCTACCTTCCGTCCCGGATTTTGGTGCCATACCGCTGAGATCCAGAACCTTTTCAACCGCAATATTCAGCGCATCCGAGGACCACGTGCGCATCACTTCCAGATGCAATTCATCTTCGTCACGCTCCGGCGTGCTCTGCCACAGTGAACGGGAAACAACCCAGGCATTCACCTGAACATTTCGCTTCACCATCAGCGCCATACGCTTCATCTCGGAAATATCTTCGGGCGTGTCGGCTTCAAGACTCGCCAGATAGTCAAAATAATCAGCACGCTGCAGTGCTGACAGTTCATAGAGCACGACGCTACCGCCTTCCAGGGGAAGGGATTCCTTTTTCAGAAATGACATGTTTTTTTACCTGTTAAAGAGGCTCCAGAAAGGAGCCGTATCAGAGGGAATTAATCAGGGAGCGGTGACGGTGACCGTTGCAATTGCAACATGCTCACCATCCGGGGTCATACCGATAATCTCGGCCTCACCGGCAGCTACACCCGTAACCGTGACAACGTTGTCCGCAATAGTGATAGAGGCAATCGACTTATCAGCCGACACAACCCGGAGAGATTGATCTGTTGCCCCGGCAGGCAGAATGCTGAAGGTAAGCGTATTCGTTGCACCAACAGACAGAGCCAGGGTTTTCGGCGCCACGCTGAGGCCCGTTACCGGAACATCCGCCGAGCGGTCCTCTTCTGCCAGAGACGGCTTGCCGGAGTTAGTCACCTTGACGGTACGCGTAATGACCTCTTTCGCTGGCACCGCTTTACCCAGGCTGCTCAGCCAGCCACGGAATACATCGACGGCGCCATTTGGATACTTAATTTTATAACCACGAACATCGCCAAGAGTGAACCACTGAACCAGCCCCTGCTGTCCGCTTTCACCTGGCTTCCACGCGAGGGTAAAACTGGTATCACCCGCAGATTTTTCCCCCTGAGCGGTAGAGCTCCAGTCCGCATCTTCATCGTCCAGGTAGGTGTCATCGTAGGATTCAGCCGTCATTTCCCCCGGTGTCAAATCCTTGATTTTTGCAAGCCGGGTCCAGTCTGCATCACTCAGCGGGTTGCCATAGGGATCGCCAGTGCCGGTATAGAGCCATAATGTTGTACCCGCACCTTTTACCGGTGCGAGAGGATTTGGTGTTGGCATTGTGATTTCCTTACATTGAATAAGTAATGGAGTAAGTCAAATCAACCGAACCCCACGTGGCCATCTCATCATCACGCTGATAGTCATAGCCCTGCGGGGTGATTGTTTCGATTAACTGATCGAGCTGGGGAACCATTGCCATGGCCGGATAAACTTTTTCTTCCATCCAGTTATCCAGCGCAGTGTCAGGATTGGACGCTTTCAGGAATACTTCAACATGCAGTACTGCCTGCCAGTCATCCTCGTCCAGCGTCTGACCAGCGTATTCAGCGTCCGACAAATAAACGGCGACCGCGGGGAGATCCTGCTCTTCAAGAAATACCGGGCGACCGTCGAACCAGCTCACCTCGCCGGTAATGTCGCTCTTAAGTTTTGCCAGGATAGCGGCGCGAATAGCACTGTGTTTGCTCATCGTTTCAGGTGGATCCTCAGTTGGTTTTTGAGCGCAGAGGACAGCTCTTTGGGCATATCACTCTGGATAAGGGTTTTAGAGATTGTGGTGAACGCCTCCGTTAACCGGGCATCCAGCGGAACCTTCACCACATCAATCGGGTAGCGCGCCTTTCCGACACGCCGCATCACCTGCCATCGCCCGTTGCTCAGTTGCTGAAGAAATGCATTACGGAAGGTATACGGCCCGACTTTCAGCACACTTCCCTGACCATGTTTTGCGCCTTTACGCCGGGCAAGCCGTACATGGGCTGTACCTAACTTGATCGCAGGTAAATTACCCCGGTTGATTTTGATAGAAGCCACAAGCCTGTTATGGCTGGCCTTGCGCAGCCGCGAACGCTGCCTGACCAGCCTGACCGGGAGCCCTTTTTTCCGGTTATCGTCAACTGTGGCCTCTTTGGCGACCTTTTTGCTGCCCTGGCTGATAGTCCTCCCCGCGACGCGGTTAAGTGCTTTAGCCGTGGCATCAGGGACTATCAATCGACTCAGGCTATTCAGGTTCTGGATAGCCCTTTCAAGCCCTTTAACCGACATGCCACCTCCTATTCAATAAAGATGCGCGGCTTACCGTTAAATCGCTCATGGCGGGTAAGACGAAACTCCTCACCCTCGAAAACAACCACATCACCACGGTGCGGCCGATATCCGGCAGTAAAAACCACCAGCGCTCGCCCGGTTCCTGCCAATGGCCCCATTTCCTCCAGCGACTCCGCCGGAACAACAATCATGGGGATATCGTTAATGGTCGCCGGTTTGCCCATTTTATTAACCGTGGCCGCGTCCATGCGGCTGGCCAGTTTTTCAAAGGGGTTAGGCATTGATTTTTACGGCTACAGTAGAGGAACCCGCGCCAGCATCTTCCCAGGCAACTCCAGCCAGATCGGCATCAGTCGCATCGAGTTGCACCTCACCGTCTTTGATATGAACCTGCGCACCAATGGTAATAGCGTCGGTTGATAGCTTAGGCAGCAGGAAAACACCTTCGGCAAAACCGTCTCCCACCTGGCCTGCCTCAATATCCGTAATGGCCACCGCCAGCAATTTCCCCACCAGCACCGGCGAACCGCTCAGGATTGCAGCGCCACCCGCATTGGCAATCACAATGGTTTTGCCAGGTTGTACAAAATTCTTCGCCATAAATTCAGTCTCCATCCGGCCCCTCACGGAGCCGAATTCAGATATAAAAAAAGCCCTGATGGGCTAAGGATGTAATGCTTTGTTGAAGGGGATTATTTCCCGGTTGATTTCGCCAGGCCGCGGTAATCCAGAGGGGAAACACCGGCATCGATGCGCACTTTGGTCGCGATGCCGTCAGTCGAGAAACCTTCCTGCTGGTCGATATACGGAGTATCAACACCGTTCAGATAAGCCACTTCGATGGTATCGGATCCTTTCGCTGCAGCCAGATACCAGGCATTGCTATCTTTAGCATCCAGACGCGGTTCAGCAATGACCTCGGCAAAGTTCTGAATCGGGTTATTAATACCGGAGTTGATATCTGCCCCTTTCACACTGGCGGACTTAATCGTCTGGTTCGCCAGGGTTTCGAGTGCCACCGGCACCAGCATATAAGCCGGGCGAATGTTCAGGAAGCGTTCACCCTCTTTCTGCAGGCGCATCATCTTGCGTGCATCATCAAGGCTGCCAACAGAAATGGCACCCGCAGACAGGTTGGCGTGATCCGCATGGAACAGCGCCTTACCATCGGACAATTTAACGTTATCGGTCAGGACGGCGTAGACCAGATCGCCGATCGTCCCTTTTGCCGCACGGCCCATTTTCATAGGGACATCCGTCAACTGGTTTAGATCATCGTTGATAATCGCCTGGCGGGTAATGGAGAAGATTTCTCCGTAGGTGGCCAGCGCGATGCTTTCACCTTTATCTTTGGTGGTCACATGCTTATATTCAGCCCCTTCGCGAACCTGACGCAGAGATGGGAAGCCACCCAGACCGACACGATGCGCCGTTTTAAAGTCTGACAACTGGCCTTTTTTGGTCCACTGCTCAAAGGTTTCTGCTGCCTCTTCCCATCCCTGCAGCAGCGCTTTGTTGGCAACATCCAGCAGGATATTACCGAAGTCCGAGGTGCTGTGCGTCAGCGCCATGCCGACCATCTGCATCGGGTTATAGCTGGATACACCGATACCGCGTTCGGTCAGCGCCATACGCGCATACTCACGCAGTGTCATGCCGTTGTAGACGTTGTCTCGTTCCATGCTTTCAAAACCTGCACGCGCCATCAGCGCCTGACGGACACCATCACCGACAAAGTTACCGTTACCAGCGTAAATGTGCGCATCACTGGTTTTATTCGACGGGGTCGCTGTTTTGCCCAGAGCAGCCAGCAGATCATCTTTTGCCTGTGCAACGGTGCATTCCGGATCCGCAATACATTTATTCTGCAGCTCATGATGCTTGCCGCCGAACATTGCAAAGAGATCGTTAATTGCGTTTACACGGTTCTTTTGCTCGGCGAGCACCTGGGCGCGAATAGTTGCTTCATCTGCACCAGCAGCAGGCGCTGGCACCTGCGGTTGTGGGTCACGCTGAGCGGTGTTGCGTGGCGGGGTGACCATATTACGAATGCTTTTTGGCATCTTTTCAAAATCCTCAATACGTTTTGATTGAATACAGGCCATCGCCTGCAGAGAAGTCGTGACCTGGTCAGCAAAGCCCAGCTCGAGGCACTCTTTACCATCCATCCAGGTTTCATCTTCCAGCATGGCGGCGATTTCTTCGGTTGATTTACCGGTTTTCTCCGCATATGCGGGGATCAGGACGGATTCAACTTTATCCAGCAAATCGGCGTAGTCGCGCATATCGTTCGCGTCACCACCGGAGAATCCCCAGGGCTTGTGAATCATCATCATGGTATTTTCCGGCATGATCACCGGATTCCCCACCATGGCGATCACCGATGCCATTGATGCCGCCAGCCCGTCGATATGAACGGTAATCGCGGCACCGTGGAATTTCAGGGCATTAAAAATGGCGATGCCATCAAAGACATCGCCACCGGGCGAATTGATATGAAGGTTAATATGGGTTACATCGCCCAGCGCCTTCAGGTCATTCACAAACTGACGCGCCGTCACGCCCCAGTAGCCAATTTCGTCGTAGATATAGATATCTGCTTCGTTATCGGCACTGGCCTGCATGCGGAACCACGAATTACTTTCTGCGCTGGCTTTCGGACGGCGGTGCGCCCGGTTCTTTGGCTTCGGCACTGGTGCCTCCTTTGTCGTTAGCAGGGTCGGTATCAAACACCAGGCCCATCTCTTTGTTTTCGTCAATCTCAGCCTTACGGCGCGCTTTGACATCGTTCGGGTTGCGACCGCTGGCGCGTACCCAGTCAGATTCCGTCGCGGCACCACCCCGGATTTGAGCTTTCCAGGCATTAGCCTCCTTAACCGGGTCGATCCACGGCATGACAGGACCGGAATACACCGCCGAATACAGCGAATCCATGTCGACACCGCGGGGTAATTGGATCTCGCCAGCGGCTACCGCCATTTTCAGCCAGGCGCGATACATTGGCCGGGTTACCGCGCCAATAAACCAGTCCTGCAAAATGAGGTAACCGTCTGTGGATTCAACCAGCTCCTGCCGCTGCGCGCTGTAGGTGCCGTTGTAGTTTCGGGAGGTACTCGAGAAGCTGAGCCGACTGCCTGCGGCGACAGCTCGAAGTTGCCCATTGCGGAAAGTTTCAAGGTTGGGATTTGGCCGGTCAGATTTCACCATGCCGATATCTTCACCCGGCTTTAGATCGTCGTAGATGATCCCGGGCTGAATCATCAGTTCACGGTCATCATCTGATGAACTATTGTTGTCCTCCAGACTCTGGCCATCGCCTTTTTTGATATACATCCCCAACGCGGCAGCAATACGCGCGGCGGTGAGTTCTGCATCTTCATACTCTTTTAGTGCGCTAAGACGCATCAGAACACCTGATAGCATCGACACACCTCGGGTCTGGTGCAGGCGACGGACGAATTTCAGATGCAGCATGTTTTCCGCATCGATCTCTTTCGTATCAAACTGCCGACCTGATACAGGCAGGCTTTTATAAACCTGAAATTTCCTTGGCCTGCCCCAGTTATCGACAAAAACACCCTGATTGAGCTGGCGCGCCGCGTCGCTGTTCATGGGGATGAAATCAGGCTCAAGCGCTTCAAGCCAGAAAGGTATCCCGGCGGCTGGCGTCAGCCCATTCCCCGTTCCGCTGACAAGCTGAGCAAACACTTCTCCGTCCCGCAACCAGGTACGCAGCATCAGACGCTCAAGCATCGGACGGGTAAACTGGTTTGTTACATCGGGCCTGACAGACCACTCAGCCCATTTGCTACGAATCTGATCGGCCAGCTTTTTGGCTATTTTCCCGTTAGTCATTTTCGGGTGCGGTTCGACAATAATTCCGGCCTTACCAACCACCCGCTCTTCCAGCTTGTCGAATACCCCAATCACAAGATCGTGGTTGTTATCAAGCCACCGGGCCTGCTCCCGCAATGAAACAGCCCCCATATTACTTAGCTGGTCGGCGGAGCGATTCTCACGGCGGCCTTTGTGGGTTCGGGTCGGGGTCACAGCCTCATACGCCCTGATTTTCGCGCGCGCCTGCAATCGGGCAGCCTTCCATCCGGGGGATAAAACACCAATCGCATCATCTAAGAGGCTCATGGAAACCTCGCCAGTCGGTAGCCGGGTCGCCCACGACGCTGCGAAATAAGGGAAGCGAGGCGGCGTTCCCACTCCTGCCGACCTTTACGGATCTCGGAGAGGTTTTCCATCGTCATTTCCTGCCCATTAAAGCGGATGGTTTTGCCTTCCAGCACTGCCATTTCTGCTTCTGTGTAACGCTGGATCATCGTTTCAATCGTACTTTGACTCACAACCACCCTCCTCCTGGACTTGTCCAGGGATTATCATCATCGGTTACGGGCTTTTTCCGCTTCCGGGTTTTCGTTGGTACAGGCTCAGGTTTCTGGGATGCCGCTTCGCCAGCTTCCGCCGGCGCATTCTCCAGCCACGTTTCCCGCCGCGCCCACTCAGGAGCATCGGGCCATTTAATTTTCTCGTAGCCGTGGAGGATGGCGAGCGCATCTGCATAGACCAGAAGGTCAAACGCTTCATTCGCGCCGCGTCCCGGCTTACTCCATTTACCATCAGTTGAACGCTCCTCATAGGTCAGTTCATCGTAAAACCAGCTACCGAGCCATTCCGGGAAATGCACATAACCGGGGCCAGGTGATTCACGCCATAACGCGTTGTTCACCCGGTCTTTCAGAGCATCGGTCTGGAGCAGGAAAAGCGGTACATCACCAGATGCCTGTGCCCGTCGGCTTGAGCGGCCGGTATTATCGGGAAAGGTTCTGGTAATGAGTTTTGAGCGGCGAACGCTGTCGCCTTTGAAGAGATAAATCCGTTTGCTGAGCCCATCGCGCCGACATTGGCGCCAGAATTTATAGGCATTATCGGTAACACCATCTTCCCCACCGGAGTCCACTGCCATCGCCATCAGACGCATGCACCGGGTCGGGTCGGAGGACAGCGGCCAGGCTTTATTAAACACATCGCTCAGCAATAGGTCCCAGTCCTCCGGGTAACTCGCTGGGTCAATCTGCTGGCTCTCGCCATTAGCGTCATAGCGCATTGATTGCCGTATGTTGTACCGGTCCACCAGCCACCGTTCGCCCATGCTTCCATACCCGGTGATCTGCACTACGAACCGTCGGTTACGCCCCGCCTGTACGTCAACTGTCGCCACAAGGAAACTGACACCATCCGGCACGGACCGTTTCGGCACATCCTCGGCGCGCTGTTCAAGCAACTCGCTTTTACGCTGCTCCATACTGGAACGAGGAAGATACGGACGCCCGAAGTCGGTATTAACGACGGTTTTAAGAGCTTCTTCGCTACCGGTTGCCTGATAATCTTGCTCGGCGGTTAGGAATTTGTAGATGAGCTGCGACCAGGTCTGGTATGCAGCTGCCGGGCCTTCCATCCAGAAAGAGGCAATGCGCGAACGTCGCCCCACTCCTGTTACAACACCCTGGTCGTCAATAGATTGCCCATCACGTAACCATACCCCCTTCATATTCAGGCCGCGCTTCATATCAGGGGTGATTTGCCCCTTACACGCTGGACACTGCAAATGAGCGTTTTCACCAGCTTGCACCGGATCAGCAATATCCCGGTAGCCTGCCATGTTGTCCATTTCAGGCTGGAAGTGTTCACCGCAATGTGGGCAAGGCCAATAAAGCCGGCGGCGGTCGCCGCGGTTATACAGCGCCAGAATACCCGTTGAGGGTGGCGCTTCATGTGGAGAGCTACGGCGCCATTTTGTATCACGTACATCTCGGCCCGGTGAACTCTCGACCAGCGTCATACCCGACGACATAAACGTTGTCGTTCGCTTTGATGCCAGTGAAAAAGCATCGCCCTCGCCGTCGATGTCTTCCGGGAAGCGGTCATAATCGGTCAGTGCCACGCACTTATAATCCGATGAGGACATGATATTGACCGATGGCCAGCCAATTTTCAGGTAGTTGCCGGCGCGGAACGTGCGGTCGTAGACGTTGTTATCATTGCGACGCGGACTGAGCCGGATTTTCACTTCGGGGCTACAACGGAAGGTACGATCAAGACGCTTTTTGGAGTGCTCGCGTGCTTTCTCCTCCGTCATCTGGATCAGCAGCATATCCGCCGGGTCGCAGACAACGTTGTAGACAATCCAGCCATCAATCAGGCCAATGGTTTTACCTGTTCGCGCCGGACCAACAAACACCACCGCATCATATTCACGTGATGCCAGACAGTTCATCGGCTCAATTACGTAAGGTGCTAGATCCGGATCCCATGGAACGGAGTTCCCCGCCCCCATTGGCACGCGCATATAAGTACTGACCGCATCGGCCACCTGCATGCGACGCGGGGCGCGTAAAATACCGGAAACATCACGACGGATGCCCCTGGCGGATGCCCGCTTTGCCATCAGTCCTCCTCTGGCTCTTCCTCCTCTGCTTCAGCGTCCTGTACCCTCTCTGCCATCTGGTCGCGTAGATCGTCGATAACGCTTTGCACGCGAGAAACCGCAGCCGGCGTTAACGCGCAGTCACGCTCGAGTACATCAGGGAGGGTTTCAAGTACCATGACGACGGCTTTCGCCATCAATGAGAATTCTCGCGCCACTTCATCGGCAGGTATTAACTGCCCGGTATCCTGCTCGAACTTCAGCCGTTCATTCTCCGCTTTCCAGTGAGAAAGCCTGTCAGATGGCGGCATGTCATCAATGTTGGCTGACACAGTGGGGATCATCAGTTCAGCCAGAATATCAGTGACCAGATAAAGCTTTAATTTGCTGTTACTGCCCGGCGCAGGTTCGATGTTTTTCAGCCTGGTGGCTACCGTCTGGCGATGTACGCCAGTTATTCCTGCCAGCTGGTTGATATTCAGTTTTAATGCAGCAATTTCCTGGTCCATGATGGTGAACACTTTTTGAACGATTCGACATCTGCACGAAATCGCCTCTAATGAGATCAATAACCTGCGCGAATGATGATGATGACCTAGGATCCGAAAAACTAGCCGTTTCCCGCGAGCCAGCCGCCCCGTGGCAGGCCACCCCGCCGGGAGGACCCATTCAAATTTGAATGATTATCGGCAGCGCATACGCCAGACAGCACCGCCGGGCTGACATTCTTTCTGAACGGCTTTGCGGACGGCCTCTTCAAAAAATGAAGTTGCCTTATCGTTGTTTTCAATACTGATGCCCATTTTTACACTATATTCCGCAGACGCTGTGGCATCGACATCTTCTAGGTTACTCACGTAACCACCAGAAAAATGCACTGGCAAGCTATCCCGTGACTTTGGCAATCCGTACTCGTCAACACTTATGGCCACCAATTTATAACCATCTGGCATCATAATTCTTTGGCTGCGCTTGTGCTGAGACTCGCTATAACCTGCATGTGTAAACCATCCAACAATAAAACCTTCAAAGGTGCTTCCTTGGCACCAATCAGGTTTCACGGCATAAAGATGCACGCGGCGTTTATCGCCATGTTTAATCTTGTTGCCGCAACCGTCAGTAGTTGTGGAGCCAAGGGGTGGAAGCGTTACTGTTACTTCACAAATTTGATAGGTATTAGGCATGGTATTTCCTTTTAGCGTGAGCTGAATTTTTTGAACGTAGAAGGACTT